AAACAAATCTCTTATAATCTGTTCTTGCCAATCAATAAGATCAAATTTCTTCCCAGCCCATGTCCCTTTTGTATGTGATAGCTCTTGTATAAAGCTAACTGCATAATCAGCCATGGCCTCGTCATAGTGCGAAGCCTTATCCATGTACTTGGTAGGTACATAATTTTCTAGCTTTCGCAAATGTAAATCACCTCCACGTAAAAAAAAGAGCCTAAATCTAATGACATAAATCATTAAATCCTTGCTCTCTTTAAAATCCTTTTATATGAATTTTAAAATCACATATATTTCATAATCTTTTCTTCTATTCTATTTTTATTCTCTATACTTCTTTTATTTGCCATATCTATATTATCTTTCCAATATTTCCTACTAAAATAATCACCATGCTTATCTATGTTTTTAAACATATCCATCAAAACATCATATGATACGCCAGATGTATCTATTGTTAGAGCCTTTCCATCCTTAGAGCGTATATTTATTTCATTTAAATTTACATAAGCCATTGTTTTATCATCTAACTTTTGCATTAAACCAGTAATCTCACCCATTTTCATAATTAAAGATTCACCTGATTCTTTGCATATCTCACATAATTTTTTCTCATCATCACCTATAAAATATGGGTATTTTCCATCACGAACATACCATGAAACTCCTGTTTTAGGATCTGTATATTTAGGATCCTTTTCTGACCATTCTTCTAAAGGAACTCCTTTATAATAAACTGTCATTCCTCTATGTGCAATCTTATTATCATTACTTGTTTTTAAGTTATCACCAAAATCTTCAGAATAATTATCTGCTTTATGATAGTTGTTATTTGGTAAATGTTCTCCCATAACCAATGATACACTTAAACTATTTATCATACCTTTCTACATCCTTTCTTTAGTAGTAAGGGAATACTTAAAAAGCATTCCCTCTTCTTTTTTTACCAAAAAGCTACCAACCAAAAGATTTATAGAAAAAACTACTATGCAAAAGCGTAAGACCAAATATATCCCTCATTAGAAGTTCCTATTGCATGTAACTGATAATAAAAATAGTATGATACTCCCGGTTGAATCCCTGTAAATGTCAATGTCCATGAATCAGATACAAAATTTGCAATTTGTACACTAGCACTAGAACCATCATTTCCAAACAAAGTAATAGTTCCTTGAACAAAATCCATATTATCATTAGCTGGCATATAAACATTTAAGTACAAAGTAGATACATTGGGATCATTTATTGTATAATAATAATTTCCATAAAACACACCACTATTCGGATTACTTCTTACAATATGTGCTTGTGCATCATACCCATTCCTTAACTGTTCATCTGCATTATCAGCATCATTTCTAGGAACTACAGAAAGATTCTTACCCTTTGTTTCATTTTCAAATCCACTTGTATTTTTTTCTATAGTACCTTTAATTGGCACCTCACTAGCAGATGCGTTTACACCTGCTGTTAAACATATTGCTAGACTCAACATAACTACACCAAACATTTTTAATAACTTCCTCATATAAAATCTCCTTTCATTTTTACAATTAATAACATTTTTGTTTCTAAAAAAATTAATAAGTATCTCCCTTTTACCTCCTTTCGTCATTTTTTATATAAAAATTTAGCCCAATAAAAATCAGGCTAAATCTTTTTCTAACTTCATTAGGTTTTATTTTATTTTTTCATAAATTGTATCAAGTATTTCTTCTTGCCCTTTTTCATCAATTCCTATTGTTTCAAGTGCCTCTCGTATTCCACAATCTGGACAAATATAAGTTATATTATCCTTTCTTGAAAGGGCTGATCTTTCTGTATATGCTTTGCCACACCTTGGGCAAGTATTTTTTATATTCATTTTTCCACCTACTTTTTTATTAATTATAATCTTGCATCAAAAGGTCAAATAATAATTGTGTCGCAGTATCTTCTTGAGCTATTTCAATGTCCCAACCCCTATCATATCTTGCTGTTATTTTCCCTTTGATTCTAATTTCCAGTTTTGAAATTCTACCCTCGTTTATTCCAAACACACTTGGCTCATCGTATGATTTTACCCAATATTTAGCAATCACCTTTTCGTCCAATGGAATTTGAATTGCTCCCTCATGCCAAAAATCTTTTAATGTTTCTTTTTTTTCGTTCATAATTCATACCTCCGTTTTTCTTTGTTTTCCCTTTTGGTACTACTATATATCACTCTAAATGCACACTTTATCAAGCAAATAGGGCATAGTATACTACACAAATATGTACATCTTTGCTTGTGTATTTTTGTGTAATAATAGGCCCCCTTCCAGAGGCCCTTAAGCTTTATTTTGATGCTTTTTCTTTTCCTAAAAGGAATGCCTTTTCAAGCATCGTTTGAATTCCGTTGATGCTTACCTCCGGGAAATCTTCTGCATCGTTGTTTCTGCTTTCAATCCCTCCTCGCATCTCAAGGCTATAAGATGCGTTCATTGCAATTTTTTCTAAAGCCTCAAGTTCTTTCTTGCTTATTCCCTTCACCTTTGTTTCTGAATATTTCATTCTTAATTCCTCCTTTATTCTCAAGGGGTTGTTCCCCTTTCGTTATACACATATTCGCTCTAAAGCACATATATATCAACTAATAATGGAGGTATATACTACACAAAGATAAGTGCAAGAATGTGTGCTTTTTATAGCTTTCTACACAAGTCCTCACCATACACTACATTAAGGCCACTGCCGTTATCCCAATCAACCATTATAGACCCTGTATCATCCACACCTGTTACTGTTCCCTCTGTTCCTATCGGTGGGGCCTGTGGATCATCCATCCTCACAAGCTCTACTCTAGTCCCGGCTGGGTATCTTTTTCTTAGGCTTTCAACAACCTTCCTATTTGGAAATCTCATTATGCCTCGCCTCCCTTCTTTGCTCCACTCTTAAATGCTGAGGAGCCTGTAAGGTTCTTAAGCAGAATCTTTCGGTCAGCTTTATACTCGTCTCCAATGAATCCAAGTCTTAAAAGGAAACATCTGAATGCGTATTTCTCGTTCTCGTTATCCTTTGCCTTTGCTGCGATCCTCTTTTGATTAAGGCTCATTTGACATAAGCTTGAAATGAAGGTCGTGTAAGTTCTTCCCTCTTCAGGGCTTATGCTCTTAAACCAAGGAAATGAAACCGTGCCATTTTCTTCATCAACTTCGAACTCTACTTCATCGATTTCTAGGGCCTTCCTAATAAGATCCCCCTTGGCTGCAAGAAGGTTAGTAAGTTTTTTAACCTCAACCTTTTCAATTGGCATCGTTACTATAAGGTCAATTTGATTTTCATCATGATCTTCTTCCCTATTATCTTCCTCTTTTTCTTCCTTGTTATCTTTCCAGCCTTTTGGAATGCATCCGGTTGCCTTCACGCATACCTCAACTACTCGACTAGTCTCCTCAATGTCATCCTTTTCAAATGAAAGAGTACCATCTTTGTCAACCCTGTATTCTCCAACTTGGTATGCACATGAAGGAACTCCGAGGTATTTTGCCTTTACCCCTAATTCCTTCTCAATTACCTTTACCATTACTTTTCTATTTTCACCTTTAACATTAAAATGTAGTACCATGCTTTGTACCTCCTTTGTTTTTTTTCGTAGTCTATATATCACTCTAAAAGGTACATATATCAAGCATTATGTAGATATATACTGCACAAATATTCCTACATATTTTGTGTATCATTTACCTCTATCACAAGGTCAGAATATGGTATCTTCTTACCATCTCTTATTACAAATACACCATCTACATCCCCGGTATCTTCTACATATCTTCTTAGTATAACTGATGCATACTTTTCATCTAGCTCCATCATGTAGCAGATACGATTGGTCTTCTCACAGGTCATAAGAGTTGAACCTGAGCCTCCAAAGGTATCAATTATAATTGAATTCTCCCTACTTGAATTACCAATAGGGTATGCAAGTAGATCCAGTGGCTTTGATGTTGGATGGTTCTTATTCTTCTTTGGCTTATCAAAATTCCAGATGGTAGTCTGGCTGCGTCCTGCCTTAGTGCTCCAGAAATGTTTACCGTTCTTTAGAAAGCCATAAAGCACCGGCTCATGCTGCCACTGATAATCACTTCTTCCAAGCACAAGTGAGTTCTTGACCCATATGCAGCACCCCGACAAATGAAAGCCTGCATCTATAAATGCTTTTCTAAAATTCAAGCCCTCTGTATCTGCATGAAAAACATAGGCTGCACCACCTTTTTCAAGATGATCAGCCATGTTCAAAAATGCAGAAAGCAAAAACTCATAGAATTTTTCATTTTCCATCTTATCGTTCTTAATGGATAAGCCATCAGAGCTTTCAAAGGAGACATTGTACGGTGGGTCCGTTACTATAAGATTGGCTTTAACTCCATCCATTAGTGCGTCCACATCCTCCTTCGAAGTTGCATCCCCACACATCAATCTATGTCTTCCTACTGTCCATATATCGCCACGCTTAACAAATGAAGCTTTATCAAGTGCTGCTGATAAATCATAGTCATCATCTTGTACACCTGAAGTATCATCAGATCCAAACAGATCCGCTATTTCATTCTCATCAAATCCGGTAAGTCCTATGTCAAATCCATCATCTAGTAAGTCAGACAATTCGATAGCTAGCATTTCATTATCCCAGCCACCATTCTCTGTCAGCTTATTATCTGCAATGATATAAGCTCTCTTTTGACTTTCTGTTAAGTACTCCTCTTTGATGCATGGCACCTTACTTAGACCAAGCCTCTGTGCAGCATAAAACCTTCCATGACCACAAAGTATCGTATTATCCTTTGATACTATAATTGGAGCAAGGAATCCGAACTCCTTTATAGATGCTGCCACCTGTGCTATCTGCTCATCACTATGTGTTTTTGCATTTCTTGCATACGGCACAAGCTCTTTTATGTCGGCAAGAAAATATTCTGTTTTTCTATCCTGCATTCCTTATTACCTTCCTTCTCTAGCTTTGAGCAGTCGCTCCATCAAATCATTCTGTGGTGCCGGATCACTATAGTCGGTGCTACAGTTTTCCTTGACGATTTGAAAAATCTCATTCCACAGCCTTACTGCTTGGTTCATGTAGTTGATGCCAATATTTATAAACGGAGATGGTATTGGTTTTTGTGTGGTGGGATGCTTTGAAAGGAAACCTAACTTATTAGTCATCTCCTCACACTGAATCCATCTAGCTGAACACATGGCATATCTTTCAAGTAACTGTGGTGATATCTTTGCAGCACATCCTATCTTCTTTAGCCATTCCCATGTCTCTGTATAAATCTCTTCAGCTTGCAGCTTATTTCCATCTCTTTGATCTGCTGATAAAAAGTCATGAGGCTTTGGCATCTCGACTCCTTCAACCTCCGGTATATCTAAGACTTCTAGTCTTCTTCCTCCCGGATTACCATTCTTTGCTTTCTCTGATACAGCCGATTTCTTACGACCAGCACCTGGTCTTTTACCTCCTCGGCCACCAATATTATTAGATTTTGTAGGCACGTTTTCATATCCTCCTTAAAATACCCTTTTGATAACGCCTTTTTCGCACACGTGACCCCACGCCGTTCCCCGGCGAGTCAATTCTTGTGAGATTTTGACGCCCCCTCGGTCAATTTTCCATAACTATAAACACGATGTTTTTTGCTTCCTTGATAATCACCACGCTCTGCATGGATTTTTGCGTGGCATGACTTACACAAAGAAATAAGATTACTTCTCTCATGTGTACCACCTTCTGATAAAGGTAGCTTGTGATGTACCTCATCAACTGGTACAATGATTCCTTCTTGATAGCAGAGCTCACAGAACGGATGGCCTGCAACATACTTATCTCTTATCCTTTTCCAAGCTCGTCCATACCTACGGCGTACAGCTGGGTCTCTTCCATACTTCTCGTAGGAACGATTAGCTTTATCTTTATGTTCCTTGCAATAGCGTCCTTCTGTTAGGTTAGGACACCCAGGGAACCTACAAGGTTTCTTTGGTAACTTTGGCATTACTCTCGCCTCCTTTTTTTTGCAATTTAAAACCGCTGCAGTTATTACCACAGCGGTTTAGCTATTAGAGAGTTTTAATTTCACGGTACTTAATGAACCTTTATCTTATGTGTAGGGGATACCCTCTAGTCAACAATCGACTTATATCTTTCGTATAACCAATATTCACTTTTTAACTAGACAATCAGTTTATAACAAAATATGTATATAATTATTCCATTAAGGCTTTATCTTTTGCATCTTAACAATATCATATACACTAACTTTATTTTACTGTATTTTACTGTATTCTTTTCTTTTGTATTAGGAAAAACAAATAAATCTCGCTAGGTTGTTGTTTTTTGACATCCTAACCATATCATAAATACCAACTGTATTATACTGTATTTTACTGTATTCTTTTCTTTTGTGGTGAGGAAATACGTCGACCAATCACTTTCGACATCTTAACAATATCATATAAGCTAACTGTATTTTACTGTATTTTACTGTATTCTTTTTTTATTTCTATATCATCCAGTGCCCTGCGGTGAAGTCGGAATACATTATCAATACCATAACCAAGCTCTATAGCTATCTCTTCCCATCTCATGTAGGAAAGATATCTTAGCTCTAGTATAGTTTGTAGTTCTGCATTATCCACAGCCTTTATCATTCTAATAATATCTTTCTTAAGTTCTACAAGCTTTAGCATATCATCATTGATTTCAGCTTCGAGATCTACAATTTCACAAATACAATCCTGCATCTTACTTCCAGATGGATTAGGACGCTTTGGCATATCCGAATAAGTAACCGATGCCTTTGAAGCTAAATCATGCAGCTTATCAATCTGTCCTAGCTTACTTTCTATTCTTTGGTTAAGACCAAAAGCTTGTGATAGATATTTTTTAACCTCTTGCTGATGCCTGTTCATAAGCCGCCTCCAATCTTAGCTTTATTTTTTTCTTTGATTTCTTCTCCTCGGCCATCTCCTCTCTAAGCCTTTTAAGAAGATACTCTCCATCAAACCCACAAAGCTGCTGAAACCATCCCGATACTATGAAGTTCTCAATGCTTAATACCTCATCTAAGGCTTCTTTGTTTCGTGGGTTAGCAATAACCTTTTTCATTTCATTCCTGTAATCATTAACTGCCTGTAATACTATAGCCTTGCTTATATGCTCGTATGGGTCATCTGATAATTGTTTTTTCTCATATGCCATAAGAATTCACCTCCGCTTTTACTGCATCTATTAAAGTTGCTTGAGTACTGTCTTTCTCAGATAAGACTTTCATGATTCTTTCATCAATAGTGCCTTGTGTTATAAGATGAATCATGGTAACAGTCTTTTCATTCTGACCTTGCCTATAGATTCTTCCTACACACTGCTGATATAACTCTAATGACCAACATACTCCAAACCACACCATCGTACTTCCACCTTGCTGAAGATTAAGTCCATGTCCTGCACTTGCCGGATGTATGAGTGCTACTGGGATTTCTTTGTTGTTCCATTTCATAATGCTCTCATCAGAATCAATCTTTGAAAAGCTAATGTCTAGCTTCTTTAGTCTATGAACAATCCTTTCATAGTCATGCTTGTACCAATAAGCTACAAGGAGTGGCTTACCATTTGCTGACTCAATAATATCCTCTAGGGCATCTAGCTTTTTATCATGAATTGTTATAATCTCACCTTCATCTGAATAGACAGCACCATTTGCCATCTGTGATAATTTATTAGAGAGGGATGCAGCATTAGCTGCAGTAACCTCTTGGCCTGATGCTTGCATCACCAACTCTTTCTTTAAGCTCTCGTATTTTTTCATCTCACCTGCATTAAGGTAGACGGGATACTCATTACTTAGTAGCTTAGGCATATCCAAATAATCAACTGCCTTCATCGATATCGTAATGTCAGAAATCTTATCGTACAGTGCTTCTTCTGCTCCCGGTAGTAATTTGTAGCTATAAACAATGGGTCCATTGAAACGATCAGGCTTAAAGTACTGTAGTCTATACTGACCTATAAACCTTCCGAGCCTTTCTCCCATATCAAGCAGCTTAAACTCAGCAAACATATCCATAAGACCGTTCGGTGCTG